AATGGAGGAAGCCCCAGCCATACTTACCGCCGCGCCATTTCGCGGATTGCCACAACCGGAAGCGCACGATCGAATTACATTTAACGACGACATATACAGAGAGACTAACTTCGCCGAGCGCTTTCGTGTTGTGTGCCTGCTTTTAACCACGTCAGGCGAGGTGGACCTGTTATTCCCCAACAACAAGGATCTTGTTAATCTGGATATCCCCAACAACAATAAGAGTATTGAATGTGATCGCTGAATTAACGGCAGCAATGACGGCTATTCGTGAAACCGCTCAGATTGCAAAACTAATGAACGAGGCAAAAACTCAAGCTGAAGTAAATGCGGCTATTGGTGAACTGAACTCAAAGCTTGCATCTATTCAGCACGAATGCGTGTCTCTCGTTGAGCTGGTGAGCACTTATCAAGAAATAAATGCTTCTCTCAAAGCTAAAATTGCAGAATTTGAAAACTTTGAGGCTCAGACGGAAGGTTATATCCTTAACCAACTTGAGTCGGGAACTTTTGTGTACTCGAAGGAGGTAACCGTGAACGGCGGCAGCATAATCATGCATCTTTGTCCAAAATGTTTTGGACAAAAGATAGTATCGATACTTCAACCATTCCCGGTTAGAGAACATGAGTTTTTTCATAAAAGCAGGTGCCTCTACTGTGAAAATCAGTTTCTTATGAATAAAAATCCGGATTATGTATCGCCTCCATCTATTGAGGAGTTGGCCAGAAAACTGAACGGCAATCTGTAGATTGTTACTGTTATGGATATCCAGATTGTTAAAGAGCATGCCGGATGCTTGCTTGTGTCCGGCGCGTGTGCACCAGTTCTCCCCGTGGAGGATTCCTTAACTACCAGACTTCATTAGTCAGAGTTTCTTGCTAACCAGCGACGCGCGCCAGCTTCAGTTTTAAACGTTTTGCTTCTGGTATACGTCATCGCGGTAAACGTGCCGTCCTGGTTGGGAAACACGCCGCATACCAGAGATTCGTTGTTGCCAAGATTGAGCGTATCCATGTTGACCTCATTTCCCCTTAACGCCGGGGCGCGGAACTAAAAACCTGCTGCGCTGTTATATAAAGTGTTCCCGCCGTCATGTTCATACGCCTCGGGCTGGCTACTTAACCCCTGACCACTGCCGGGTAACTCGAAGTATTGCCTGGCGTTCTGTGGGGCAGGGTGGGTTGGTGAAATTAGTTTATACAAAAATAAACTAAACAGTCAATATCTAACTTAACTGTTGGGCAGGAATAACCCTCCCTCTTGAGAGGGGGAAGGTTTTGCTTTAGGGGGATTAAGGTGTTACAGGGAACTGTCGGCGGGCGTGAACTACGTTAACAATTTCAATGCCTGAAATTGTCACTCGGTACAGAATAATGTAATTGGGGTGAGCTACAATTTCACGCAAACCTGGCACTCTGTCACTTGGCGGGTATAAATACGGATGCTCAGATAATGGCTGAACGCAAGTCCTTAAGCGTTTCCATAAACGTTCTGCCGCATCTATGTCAAAGCGTGCAATATAGCTGGTTATATCATCCAAGTCGGTATCTGCGCTTTCAAGCCATAACACGGGTAACATTTACTGCTCACTCCGTTCCTTGCGCATTTTAGCAAAGCGTTCTGCCATTCTACGCTCAACCTCGTCATGGGGAATTGCTGGGCGCGGATCTGCAAGGCTCGCTGCTACTTTCGCACGCAGCCATTCGTTGTAACTGTTTTCTTGCTCGACAGTTTCAAATTCAGAAACCATCGGTGAAAGGGTTGTGTTCATGGTGAACCTCGTTTTGTAAGTGCTGGTATTCTGCTTGGTTGACTTTTTGTTGTGCTGCTAACCACCTTGCAACTATACGATCCATTGCTTCTTTTTTCTCCTTCATATCTTTAAGCATTTGCTGTTGATCTTCCTCTGGAAATGCCTCAAATGTTTGAAGTAGTTCCTTTTGATTAGGGGTTATTTTTAATATATCCTGTGCCCTGTCTTTTTTTTCTTCATTTAATGGTAAGAAAAACCAATACTGAGGAAGTCCCGTTACTTCAGATAGTTTATCTAGATTAGCTGCCGTAGGGCTTGAGATACCACAAACCCACCGTTGCACGGATTGTTGAGCAATACCAATTCTGCGCGCAAGTTCTGCTTGGCTCCAGCCTTTTGCCAACAGAAGCATCTTAATTCTAAGAGCACTAATTTCGAGTACGCCCATCTGATATCTATATATCCCGTCAGGCTCGGCGACCTTGTCGTGCCAACCAACGTGCGACAAGATCTTCCATAGCCTCTTTTTTGTTTTTTAGTTCTTTTATGATCTCCTGCTGCTCATTATCAGGGAAAGCACTAAATATTTGTAGCAATTCTAATTGGTTAGGGGTTAATGCTATAGATCTTGATGATGGAGACTCTGTTATGTCTTCTGGTTCAATATCAAGATATCCCCCAGGCATCCCATATGTTTGTTCAATACGTCTAGCTGCCTTTTCGCCAAACGTAGCTTTACCGCTCATTAACTGAGATAAGTAACTTTTCTCTTTAGGCGGCAAAGTCCTGTCTTTGAACCACTCTTTGAGGCGTAAACGCCGAATCTCTTTTGTTTCCATACATACATTATCTTTAGTAATCGCAAAATAAGCAAATACTTGACTGGTTTATTTAGTTGTGTATAAACTTTTACTTGTTCTAAATGTGCTGAGATAAAAATTATGACGCTAAAGGAATTCATCAAATCATTAAAAACTGGAGAAGCAAAAAAATTTGCGACCAATCTTGGTGTGTCTCCGTCTTTCTTGTCCCAAATGGCATCTGGAACTTCACCTGTGTCTCCTGTTCGTGCGTTGATGATAGAAGCAGAAACTGGAGGACATGTTACAAGACGAGAATTGAGACCTAATGACTGGGAGCTTATATGGCCCGAATACACTGGAATCACGTCCCCTTCACGTCACAAATATGAACTTAACACCAAAAAGGCTGATGGAGGTTGATTCATGAAAATCAAGCATGAACACATCCGCATGGCGATGAATGCCTGGGCACATCCTGATGGTGAGAAAGTTCCCGCAGCTGAAATAGCCCGGATTTATTTCGAGCTGGGGATGACGTTCCCGGAACTGTACGACGACAGCCATCCGGAAGCCCTGGCTCGTAATACCCAGAAAATTTTCCGCTGGGTGGAGAAGGACACGTCTGATGCTGTTGAAAAAATTCAGGCGCTGTTACCGGCGATCGAAAAGGCGATGCCGCCTTTGCTGGTGGCCCGTATGCGCAGTCACAGTTCTGAATATTACCGGGAGATCGTCGAACGACGGGATCGGCTGGTGAAAGATGTGGATGATTTTGTCGCTGTAGCGATCGCCTGGGGCACCCTGACTAACAGTGGTGGTCAGCCTGGTAATGCAGTTGTTGTGCATTGACCAACAATATTTATACCGGATTTCTTCCGGAAGTTCGTGGGTAAAGTTCGGTATCAGAAGAGGTGAGTATGGCTAATGCCTGGCTCAGATTGTGGCATGACATGCCAAATGACCCCAAGTGGCGAACGATTGCCAGGGTATCAGGACAGCCAATCGCAACAGTGATGGCAGTGTATATCCACCTTCTGGTGAGCGCGTCACGAAATGTCACGACATGTCACGGCGTGTCACTACGTGGTCACATTGATGTCACGACGGAAGATTTAGCAAGTGCGCTTGATGTGACGGAAGACGTAATTGATTCAATTTTGCATGCAATGCAGGGGCGGGTTCTGGATGGTGACCTTATTTCCGGATGGGAAAAACGTCAGGTGCTGAAAGAGGACAATGGTAACGTTTCGCAAACGGCAAAATCCCCGGCAGAGCGTAAGAGAGCGCAGCGGGAGCGGGAAAAGCTGCGGAAACATAATGCTGATTGTCACGATGAGTCACGACGTGTCACGCATCTGTCACGACAAGTCACGACAGATAAAGATACAGATACAGAATTAAACCCCACACATAACGCGCGCGAGAGTATTCCGACCAGTGAGTCGAATGGTGCGCCGTTGCAGACAGCCGAACCTGAATACCTGGACGGCCTGAGCGAACCCATCGGGAAATTTTCGATGACTACTGTCTGGCAGCCGTCGCCGGATTTTCGACAACGGGCAGCAGTGTGGGGTATGGCTCTGCCTGAGCCGGAATTTACACCTGCTGAGCTTGCCGCATTCCGGGATTACTGGATGGCGGAGGGGAAGGTTTTCACGCAGGTTCAGTGGGAGCAGAAATTTGCCCGCCACGTGCAGCACGTCAGGGCACAGGTAAAACCAGTCAGCAAGGGGGTAAGCCATGCAGCATCAGGTAGCACGGCATCACGGGCAGTTCAGGAAATCCGGGCAGCACGCGAACAGTGGGAACGTGACAACGGATTTATCAGCAACGGAAACGGCCTGGAAGCTGTGGGAGCTTATGGGGGAGGTGTATTCGAACCGCTGGACTCAGAAGAACGGGGCCGCACCTTCGAAGCTCTGGATTGCCCAGATTGGTGCGATGACTGAACAGCAAATCCGTCTGGTCTGCCGTCAGTGCATGGACCGCTGCCGGGCGGGTGAAACGTGGCCCCCGGACCTGGCTGAGTTTGTTGCGCTGATTTCGGAGAGTGGGGCAAATCCATTTGGTCTTACGGTGGATGCAGTGATGGAAGAGTACCGGCGCTGGCGCAATGAATCCTGGCGATACGACGGGAGTGATAAATACCCGTGGCCACAGCCTGTGCTGTACCACATCTGCCTCGAAATGCGTACCAGAGGGATTGAGCGCCAGATGACGCAGGGTGAGTTAAAACGACTTGCGGAACGGCAACTGACGAAATGGGCAAAGCATGTTGGTAACGGGATGAGTGTTCCGCCAGTGCGACGACAACTGGAAGGGGCGAAACACCCGCAAGGGCCAACGCCAATTGAACGGCTGAAACAGGAATACGAACGCCGGAAGGCAGCTGGTTTTATTTGAATCTGAGAAACGATTTTGTCGGAGGAAATTTTAATGGAAACTGTATTTGACGCACTGAAAGCACTGAAAAGAGCCTCTTCACAGGTAGTGGCGGCCCGCCTTGGAATCAGCCGTGAAGATGCGGTCAACGAACTGTGGAAACTGAAGCGCCGCGGTGAAGCGGATAACAAGGGTTCGATGTGGTGGCTGATTCAGGCTGGTGAAAGTGAACCGGTGTCACCGGTACCGAAAGTGACAGCGCAAATGCTGATTAAGGCGATTGAACAACATGGCCCACAAACGGCAGATGAGCTGGCACTGATGTTCGGGATTACCTCCCGCCGGGCGAATTCATCGCTGGCCATGGCAATCAGCAAAGGGCGTCTGATTCGCGTGAATCAGGGCGGTAAATTTCGTTACTGCATACCGGGCGCTGATTTACCGGCAGAGCCGGAAGCTGCATCCGTAGCGGAAACAGATGGTAAAGCCTTTCCTCAGCCAGCAGGTGTTGCGTTACCAGTCCGGGAAACGACGACACAGGAAGAAATGAAAACAGAAATCGTGGAAGACATTGTGAAGTTACAGCCATCGGTCACCGAAACGAAAGCAGATGACCTGATTCTACCATCGCTGCATGTGGCTAACCGCGAGCTGCGCCGGGCAAAAGGTCAGGTTCAGAAGTGGGAGCGTGTCTGCGCCGCGCTGCGGGAACTGAACAAACACAGGGATATTCTCCGGGATATTACCGCCACCAGAGAGCTGCTGCGGTGAGTGGCTGGAAGAAGTGGCGCTGGGCGGAAATTATGATACTCCGGCAGTGTGCGGGAACGATGACAGTCGAAAGCATCGGCAGTCTGATTGGCCGTAGTGGGGCTGCCGTCAGGACGAAAGCGCGGGAACTGGGTATCTGCATGATGTTACGGGGTGATTATCACCAGTCAGCCAAATGTTCACAGCGTGATATTGAGCTGGCGCGGCAACTGCATCAGCGTGGCGTACCCCGACGGGAAATTGCCGAAAAGTTTGGGATGAAGTTGGGCGCAGTGAATAACTACGTTTATTTCGACAGGAGGGTTCAGGCGTGAGGGTGAGAATTTATATCGCCGGTCCGATGACGGGATATGAAAATTTCAACCGTGAGGCGTTTCACAAGGCGGAAGAAGCACTGAAACAGGAAGGGCATACCGTATTAAATCCCGCAGTACTTCCGGACGGGCTGACTCAGCCACATTACATGGATATTTGCATGGCAATGATTCGTTGTGTGGATGCGGTTTATATGCTGGAAGGCTGGCAGCGGTCGGCAGGCGCTAAGGCAGAGCTGGCACTGGCGGAGAAACTGGGGCATGCAGTTATTTTCCAGGAGGCAACCAGTGAGCGAAATTAATTACCAGGAACTACGGCAGGTGAAAGAGAAAGCATAATCCAGAACTGAATAATTAAAATCAGCACTGTAAATAAAATTTAATCCTTAACCGGAGGGATTCCTGCACCCTCAGAACATCAGGAGACCGCCCGGCAGGGCGGTAGTGAAATGCGAAAGTTCAAAATAATTATTGAAACGGGAATCGCCGGTGGAGATTCCGAGGATGAATTCGAAGTGAATGATGATGCGACGCCTGATGAAATTCATAACGAAGCAAAAGAAATTTTCTTTAACTACTGCAATTACTCATATCACGAAATAAAAGACGAAGAGGAAGAACAAAATGGCTGATTTTGGTTCAACTAAATACAACGTCAGTTTTGAAGAATGGCATGAACTGTTAATGGACTATGCAGAGTTACGTGGTGGAAGTGCCGCCGATGCTGAAGCATGGCGTGATGACTATGAAGCAGGAAAAACTCCGGTCGAAGCATATTGTGATGAGTGGGGCTATGAATGAGCGAGATTAATTATCAGGAAGGGCATGAAACGGCAGGGCAGGCAAAACCAGTGGCATGGCGATATCGCTACGTGAAGAAAGACGTTACAGACTTTCAGGGGAAGCTGTGGGTTGGTGACTGGAAATATGTACCGACAAAAGAGGATTGCAACGACAGACCGAACTATGAAATTCAGGCCTTATTCATCGGCCCGCCAGTCCCGGTGACATCAGAAGGACTGGTTAAAGCTGTGCGCTTTTATGAACAGGTAAAGCGTGAGAATCCGCCAGTCGAAACAGGAGCATGGAAGGATGCTGTTGACTGGGTGCTCAGAGAGGCCTGCTGTGCTGCCATTCTGGGTAAAGCCGACAATCCACCAGCATCCGGCAATCAGGTTAGCGAATTAGCAATGTGGGTTAAACGGCTGGTCAGCCAACTGAAAAAAGCGAAGCCGGACTGCAAATTACCGGATAAGGCGATGGACTACCTGAAGCGAAACGGACTGATAAACGAGGAGAATATTTTACGATGACCTGGCCTGAAGCGTTCATAACGGTAGGAATTGCAATGGCGGTGGCGCTGGTGGTGTATTCGATTTGCCGCTGGGGATAAAAACGGTTTGCGGGGAAAGAAGAGTTAAGTAGAATTGCTGCGGGTGCTTGAGGCTGTCTGCCTCGGGCATGCCGACGTAAGGCAGACAGAGAAAAGCCCCAGTTAACATTATGCGTCTTGCAGGACGCTTAACATTAATCTGAGGCCATATCTATGACTTGCACACTTAGATTAGCCTCTTATGCGCCGAAAGGCAAGGAGCAGCAGGCTATGAAGCAGCAAAAGGCGATGCTAATCGCCCTGATCGTCATCTGTATTACCGTCGTTGTAACGGTACTGGTAACGAGGAAAGACCTCTGCGAGGTACGAATCCGAACCGGCCAGACGGAGGTCGCTGTCTTCACAGCTTACGAATCTGAGAAGTAAGAGACCCGGCGAGGGAGAAATCCCTCGCCACCTCTGATGTGTCAGGCATCCTCAACGCACCCGCACTTAACCCGCTTCTGCGGGTTTTGTTTTTTCCTGGCATTCTGGTTTACAATTCGCACGCCGGCCTGAACAACTGGCACCTGCTGTGTCACCGGAGAACCCGATGGCGCAACGTATAAAATCCCACAATTCTGAAGCCGTCCCGGCCATTAAGCGGGGGCGGCATTCGCACGTATTTAAAACCGACTGGTACCAGCATCCCCTATGCACTGAAGAACAGGCCGAATGGCTGATTCAGTGTTACCGCAGGCGCGGATACGAGGTTAAGAAAGCCATCAGCCTCGATTATCGTCACTGGATAATCTCTGTCAGGCTCCCTTATTCCGAACATCCACCGCGTCCGTCCCGCACATTCCAGCAACGTATCTGGAGGTAACGTGCGGGTATTACTTCGACCTGTTCTGGTGCCGGAACTTGGCCTGGTGGTCCTTAAGCCTGGACGCGAATCACGGCCTGTTTTTCATTGCGGCAGGGTGCTGGTGGAGCCGGAACCGAAAAACATGCGCGGTCTGCCGTCCGGAGTCGTTCCTGCCGTTCGCCAGCCGCTGGCAGAG